ATGGCTTGGCAGCAAGCCACCTGCCGCGGCCAAGACCATCATCCATCGCAAGGGCAGCCAGCATCCATTTGTTGGCGTTGCACGCTTTGCTGACTACAACGCCGGCCAAGGCTTGTGGTCCAAGATGGGCGCCGCAATGATCGCCAAATGCTCTGAGGCATTGGCACTGCGTAAGGCGTTCCCTGCCGACATGTCCGGTGTCTACAGCACCGATGAGATGCAGCAGGCCGAGGTAGAGCCGGTGACCGTTACCGCTGCACCTGCGCTACCAGCAGGCGACGCCAAGCTGTTCCAAGCCGGCAAGGCTGCGATTGCCAAGGCCGACACACTGGCCAAGCTGCAGGAGGTCGTAGCGCGCATGGATAAGCGCAAGCCTGATCTCAGCGATGAGCAGAACGACGAGTTGCTGCGCCTTGCTGTAGAGCGCGAGGCGGTCCTATCCGACACGCCATCGGAGGATCCGTTTGCTGATGACTGAGCCATTCCTCACCACTGACGAACTGGCAGCACGTTGGGGATTGAAGCCAGCAGCCGTAAAAAACCAACGCGCACGTGGTATTGGTCCGGCTTACGTCACTGCACCACGCATTGGCCTACCAGCAGGCACGCCACGTGTTCGCTATCCCCTTGCACAAGTCTTGGCTTTTGAAGAAGCCAATGGCATCACACCACTGAACTGACATGAGCCTTTACGCAACTGGCATCGTTCGCATCATTACCGACCCGCAACTGCGTGCCTTTGAATCTGGCACCATGGTTGCTAACTTCGCTGGTGGCATCCAAGAGGGTAAAGACAAAGACGGCAACTGGATCAATAACGCAATCGACTGCGAGATCTGGGGCAAGTCCGCTGAGCTGATCGTTGATAAGCTCAAAAAGGGCGACAGCATTCTCGTAACTGGCGCCGTGCGCCGGCAAGAGTGGAACGACAAGGAAACTGGTGCCAAGCGCAGTAAGCATGTGCTCAGCATCCAGCGCTTTGAATTCATGCCACGCGGCGCAGCAACCACCAGCGAGGAGCCTGTGTTCTGATGAATCAAACCACACTTGACATTGCATTCAAGGAGTGGTGGGAGGCGTCCTACGGGCGCCCTCCCGGCACCCATGCAGTGATGACACACGTGGCATTTGCCGCGCATATTCTTGAACTCCTGGAGCTAATGCAAGATGATCAACCACAAAACTGAGCAGCGCCGTGATGACTACCTGCAGTGGCTGTACCAGCAAAGCGGCCGGACCTGCTGCACCTACACCGGTCTGTATCAACAACGCATTGCTGATCTGATCCGCCGCGATATGGCAGAGGCTTTAGGCGATGAGTGATCTCGTCAATCATCCGCCGCATTACAAGCACGGCGACATTGAGTGCATCCAAGCCATCAAGGCATCACTCGGTGATGATGGCTTCCGCGCTTACTGCAAAGGTAACGTCATCAAATACCTATGGCGTGCTGAGCACAAAGGCAATGCCGATCAGGATTACGGCAAAGCCGACTGGTACATGCGCAGGTTGCTGTTGCATGTAGATGAGTGATCCATTTAAGCGCGGCGAGGAAAACTACGCCGCGTTTCTCACAGAAGATCACGTACGCGAACTACGCCAGTTGCGTGTTGCTGGCAGCAGCTACAGACAACTGGCAGAACGCTACGGCATCAGCAAAGAACACGCATGGCGCATCTGCCAACGCATTGCATGGAGCTGGCTTGAATGACACAACAACATCCGATCACCCCACCGTCAGAGCTATTGCAGCTTTGGTTTGAGCAGCATGATGATTACAACAAAGGAATCAATGAACTATTAATTGAAGCCGCTCAATACGGTGCCGACCAAGAGCTGGAGGCGTGCTGTGAATTGACTAGGGACAACGATGGCTATGACGCTGCGCTAGCACTCCGCGCCGCCCGCCGCCCCAAGTCATCGAGCTTGAAGGAGCAGGCGCTGGAAGCACTACAAGCGCTGCAGCAGCGGACCACAGATCCCGGCATCATCGAACCACTTCGCCGCGCACTGGAGCAGCTCCCCGATTAGCCAAGCCCACTATTTACTCAACCAATGACCATCCTTTGCGACTACGAAATCAAAGCGCTGTGCACCGACGGCATGGTGCCAAACTACGACGAGGCATTGATCAATCCTGCCAGCCTTGACTTACGGCTTGGTGACACGATCATGATCGAGTCTGCTGAAAACCTGAACATGCGGCCGCTCAGCATTGCGGGACGCACGGCGGAAAATCCGTACGAGCTAAAGCCAGGGCAGTTTATCCTTGCGCAGACGATTGAGGTGTTCCACATGCCGGAGAACATTGCTGGTCTGTTCTTCCTCAAGTCAAGCCGCGCAAGGGAAGGCTACGAAAATCTGCACGCCGGTTACGCCGATCCGGGCTGGCACGGCAGCGTGCTGACATTGGAACTAAAGAACTCACGCCAGATCTTGCCGCTGCCGCTGTGGCCTGGATTAAAGATTGGTCAGATGGTTTTTTTCCACATGAGCCAGCAGCCGGTGACCAGCTACAGCGTGACTGGCCATTACAACTCAGATCTCACGACGACGGCCTCGAAGCAGTTCCTCAGCGGCATCTAGGTGCCACTGCTCTAGTCCAGTCCGCAACGCTGCCGATGCCTCCTGCACAAGCCAGTGGATTTGAGACCGCTGGCTTGCTTCTTGCTCGGCTAGCAGCAGCGCATATTCCAACAGTCCGCCCCAATCTGCTGCAGCATGTAACGCACGTAGCTGCGCAGCATTGGCAGCACCGTGGAATTGTGCTTCCATTGTATGTACTAACGGATTTTCCATGTCTGACGCTATTGGCGACTACTTGAACAGTATCGCGCGGTATCCACTTTTAACACCGCAACAAGAGATACAACTTGGCCGCCGAGTTTCAAAGTGGAGAGAATTAAAGGATCTTGAAAGACCTTTAACGACACAAGAACGCCGTGAACTACGCAGCGGTGAGCGCGCACAGCAAAAGTTCATGCAATCCAACCTGCAGCTTGTAGTGCATGTTGCACGCAAGTACAGCAGACGCAACACGCAAACGCTTGACATGCTGGACTTGATCCAGGAGGGCAACATCGGTCTTGCGCGCGCTGTTGAGCTGTTTGACTACAGCCGTGGATACAAATTCTCCACCTACGCCTACTGGTGGATTCGCCAATCCATTGGCCGCGCATTGATTCAATACGATCCAATCATCAGGCTGCCGCTTGGCGTGCATGAAATGCTGATCAAGCTGAACAAGACAGCACAGGCATTTGCGCAAGAGCACGGACGCACAGCAACCATGGCGGAGCTTGCCGCAGTGCTTGATGTGACTCCTAAGGTGATATCTGACACATTGCAGCAGTCGTATCGAGTCACAAGCCTTGATAAGCCTGCGCAAGATGAATCATCTAACATTCTTGACATCATTGCCGATAAAAGACAATACGACGTTGAATACGATTGGCAACTTGAAACAGTGCGCGATTATTGCGATAAGCATTTAGATGATCGCACTCGTGAAATCATCTACGCACGCAACAGTCGCAATCCAGTGCCATGGAATGACCTAGAAAAGCGCATGGGCCTATCGCGTGCACGCATGTGCGAAATACAAAGGCGCGGTATCAACCGCCTTCGTATGCTGATAGGTAATCCCCTGGCAGGTACACCTCTTGGGACCAACAATGCGGAAAGTCGGGAACGTCTGGAGGGTCTGCCTAGCGGGAATGTGTAAAGATCACCAGCAAGAATGGCAGGCTAGGGTGTTCTATCATCAGATGCTTGAATCCAGTGCAGCACAGCAAGCTCACGATCTAGTAGATAAGAATCCTGCTGACTGAACCATTGCTGCCATTCTTCGCTGCCCTTCTTTCGATTGCATGGCCTGCAAGCTGGCACAAGGTTAGTCGTCACAGTAGCGCCGCCTTTATGGCGCGGCTTGACGTGATCTAACGTGTCAGCTGCATCTCCGCAGTAAGCGCATTGATGCTGCCATGCCTCAAAGATTTGCTGCCTGAATCTATGTTTTGCACTGCGTTTTGGGATGAGGTTTGCGCCATCAATGCAGTGATCCACGCAGTGGCTTCAATAATCCCATCGTACCTTTGGCTTGCCGCGACGCATTCCTAAATGCACAAATCCTTTAGGCGCACCGTAGCCGAGCGAATACGGCCAGTTTGC